CATATAGTAAACAAATGATAATTGTGTCAGTAACTGCCGTGATAAGTGCAGTTACAGTTTTACGAATGAAGAGAGATGTATTGCGTGAATACGCATCATTTCTATGTGAATTCTTATCTACCAACCCAGAAATATGCTCTGATTTGGCTAGAGACGCTTTCACCTCTACTTCGGTTGATCCTCCATCTTTGGTGGACGGTCATACCCATCCTACCGCTGCTGGACTACGTAGTTCAGCCACAGCGGCAGTCAGGAAAATGGCCACTTATTGTGGTTCAAAATTGTACATCATCGGGATGTCCAAATCAGACCAGAGGAATAATCTCCGTGGTTCACGCCAATGGTACTGGGCTAAGGATACCAATGCTGATAATAGCAGTCATGACACTAGTTATGATGACGTACGTTACATTTGTGACGTTGATTATTACATTGATATGCCTAGCTTATTACAAGACCCTAAACCTATGTTACTATACACAGTAGTACCAGAGGAAGCGGTCAGCGTGGGAGACGACGACACTAGTTTTTATTTTGACATCGAAGGTTCTCTAGTAACTACCGTAGCAGGTGCTGGGGCTTACAAACATAAGCTCTGGGATTATGCCCAGGATAGTTGCATGGCCGTGAGATACAATATATTTGGTATAGCGAACAGGAGTGTAACATATTCCATAGAGCGCAAACAGGTTGGTAAGCATCGACAGATGATCTTACTCACACCTATCCGCGTTTTTAATGGGGTTTTTGTCACTTGTTTAAGCATACATTTATTGGAAGCTAAGCCTATTAAAAGGTTTAATCCTATAGTGTATGCATCAAGTGAACCATACATTCGGTTTGATATACATAATGGAAAGGAGACGAAGGTTACAGTGGCCAGACCAAACACATGGTTATGTGCTACTGTATCAGTGACTATAGATGCCAGTATAGCCACAGTCGCCAGACTAGGAACGACTAATTTAATGCTTCCCACCGCCGCCAGTTGGATCGGCCGTGGTGAAACGGAAGCAGAACAATTGGAAAATCGTAGTAAAGCGGCCGTTTTGACGGAGTATTACCGCCTTAAAGGTGGTCCGTCAAAACATACCGTCTTCCCCATACCTGATGCCGTTAGGGCCTATCAATATAAGCCCAAGGAGTACGACGAAAACGCTAAAGCAAAATTGGATGCTTTTATGTCCCCTTTAGTTCATGGAGCGTTCACGCCTGTTTTTAATAAAGCTGGTGAAGAACAATCCATTGAAGGGCGCGTAAACAAGCTGAAGAAACCTGAACCGAAACCCTGCAATTTTGTGGATAAGTGTTTAGAAGAGTTCGTAGACTTAGTGGTAGAAGGAGTAGTACTTTGCCCCAATCCCTATGAGGTGATTGAGGAAAAACAGAAGCGGGCGTCGCAACGCCTGTCGCTGCTTAAGGCTGTATTGACTGGCCATTGTCGCAAGCGAGTGTTAAAATGTCATGGTAAAGGCGAAGCCTATGCCGACGTTAAAGACCCTCGTAACATATCTGAGTATAATGACGCAGATAAGTTGGACATGGCCATGATAGCAACAGCTTTGAGCACACATTTGAAAAGATTCCGCTGGTATGGACCAGGGAAAACACCGTTAGAGATTTCTATCATTGTAGCGGATATATGCGGTGAAGCTGTAGTTTTCGTCAATATATCTGATTATCATCGAATGGACGGTACAATCACGTATCGTATCAGAGGTGTAGACAGAGCGATTTGCATGAGGATTTTTGCTAATCACCGCCCGCAAGTGAATGAAATTTTAAAGACTAACGTTGATAATATTGGAATTTGCCCAAATGGAACTGTTTTCAAACAAGGTAGTTCTCAC